GTAGCCCCTAAGCGTGTCACTTCCAATGGAATGATCTAACCACAGCTAACAAACATACGTTCGGTATGTTAGCTTATGATACGCTCTTAAATGCGGGACTCAGCACCTCTTAAACTTGTAGTCTCTATAAATCCGGAACTCTCCGGCAAATTCAAGACTACTTGAATAATAACGTGACTGGAGAGTCCCATGACAAATAAATTTGCCACCCAGGCGACTACCACCTGGTTTGTTTAACGTCATCAATAAGACGTGCACTTACAAAAGTGCGGGTGCATAATATACTAGCGGGCATGCAACAAACCCGTACAAAGAAAAATCATCTGCAGCAGATATATATACTGCTAACTGACCATCTCTAGTTGCTGCATTAGTGTTAGTAATAGCAGTGAACACAGACACTCCCTGTGAATGATTGAGAGAATTATCTCCCATACGACAAGGAAAAAATCTGCGCGGAGAGTGAAATGGTATCTCAGCATCTGCATGCATACGTAAACCATCATTTGTAGATCCTATAGACATACCAGATATGCCACTATTTGGCGCGCTAGTGATGTACTTCTTTGATCCATCACTAGAACTACTAAAAGGAATATATGGATTCTGTCCAAAGACAGCTGTTGTAGAAATTGTGTTACGCACAACCTTGAGGCGAGTGAAAATAATACCTGACATGGATTCATCTCTCAAACTCCATCTAATACAAACGCGTCTGGCCAAAAACAATGTGGAAAACCACGTCATAGGAGTCTGGTAGACATAGTTGTAAGGTATGTTGTTTGCTAAATGCATAGCTCCTGGAGCTTTACCACGATGCAATGGAAATGCAGAATAATTCAATCTGTATAACAGTGTGCTAGCTCCAGCAACTAAAGGAAAAGCTATCGACATATAACTCGTGTATCGTTTAAGCAAATAACGCAAACTGGTAACCGGATCACCATGATGAACCATTGCTGCCTTATCTTTCGCGCCAATGTATTTACCAAAAACAACATGTGGTTTCAGTCTCTTAGCAAAATGTTCTTCTACTTCTAACTGACCACTCTGTGGATACATTGTATAGTTGTCTATAGCGTCCACTGGATCAAACATTTCAAAGTCAGGTCCAGCTGAAACAAACATCATAATGTCCGATATGGTAGATGTTGCGTTGGAACAAGTCAACTCATTCACAACTGACAACACTAAATGTCCGTTACTATCCAAAGGATTGAAATTGACAGGAACAATACCATATATCGACGCAACACCATCCAATCCGGGGCGTAATGGTCTCAAATATGGGACGTGCGACATGTACCCAACATCAATAATGGCCTCATGCGATTCAGCTAAATCCCATATGTATGTATAAGCCGTGTTGTACTCCACCGGAAGACCCGGAGAAGCCGTAACACCATTAGGATCATACGTGATGCGAATTCGCCCTTTGTGAAAGGCCGATGCAACGGCGACAAAACGAAAACGCAAAGAACCGCGCCATTGTCTAAATGCCTGCATAGTATAAGCAAGAGGTGTCATAGCAATCTGCTGTGCGGCACCAGTCCCTGGACCGTTTGCCCAAAAAGTTGGATTAACATTAGCATAAAATATGTTGAAATCTGGTATTGCATTAGAACTCCACTCGAATTTAGTCACATATGACTCGCGTTCAACAATCGAAGACAACATCATGTCGTCTTTACGTGCTAAACCCACCACACTGGGATCAACAGTCACTTCTTGTTTGTCATCAAAAGTCATTTTATAAATAGGATCGTGTTGAACGGCACTGGCTAAATTGGGAGAAATACGAGGAATCATGTATGAAATGTCAGAAACAAGAGCCGGTTTAGAAAAACCCAAAGCTATAGCAATTTGAGACCCCATGTGTAAAATTGACTGCGAAGCCAAAGCATATGGTCTGATTGAAGCTATTCTTGACAAGACACCTGCAACATCAGACAAAACTGCTAATGGCTTAGATATTATGCCTCTCCCATACTCGTCTCCCGACTGCGGTACTAAATTAGGTAAATTGGAACTTGTAGGAGCGCCAAAGACGACATTCTCCGCCCAACACAATGCTGTTATTGTAACACCATCTTGTGCAGTGCTCATACTTCTTAACGGTGACATCTCCGTCAGCGCTATAAATCCCGTTGTTAAATGTTCACCTAAAGCTGTGCTAAAAGCGTTATAATGATGAACGTAAGGTAATCTAAGGCAACCTCCTTCACAAGATGTGGGGTTCAAAAAGACGTGTGGCGGTTGGGACAATATGACTCTGGAAGGCGTCATATTGACCAAGGTGGCAGGAGTTAACAACGTGTCATTAGAAACGTTGCTAACTGCCGTGGCCATCCATCTACCATAATGCATGGGCGTTCCATTAATCATAAAACGGAAACACAGATCACACTTAAGATTGCGGTAATTGTTAATTCTGTTCATAACTCGCTTGTTAGTGAAGAAAGTGCTAGGGTTAATGAATAGAGGAGCTGTAGGTGCAGTAGCACCAACAGTGACAATCTGCGAAAAAACTTTGATAGGTCTCGATAAAAACTTGACAATAGATACCTCATCTGTATCAACATTATAATGAGTGTTATCCATATCTTGATCATAAGAAGCTTCTTCGTGATGAAAATCGTCTATGAACGTAGTTAAAACTTGAGTTTTATTTTGAGAAACTTCCTCCAATATACCCGACTGAGGAAATAAATTCACTGACCGGGCGTCCAAACCCAAACCACGATTCTGTTGATTGGGTCTTTCTGGTCGATTAGGTCTTACAGGCAAAGGTATCTCAACTGTGGCTTGAGGGGTTGGTGGTATTTTAATCCTCAACGCATCCGCTAATATAACAGCAGAAGCGTACCAATCTGTGGATGGAAACGGCAATGAATAATCTCCCCTTTCGAAAAAACTATAATACTCATTGCGGTTTTTAAGCACAAGTTCCATAGCTTCCACTATGAGAGATCCATCGGCGTAATAAAAGGTTTCTGGAACTGCCAATCCTGCATAATAACCACCCTCGGCAAAAACGCCCGAATGTGGTGTTAGCGGAGAGATATCACAGTTATCATCAAGATGGTGCCTATTGACATCAGCAAAATAATCACTGCGAGGAGAACATAAACCACACGAAACTGTGTCCCAATGTTGTATTGCAGATCCAAGACATGCAATTCCATTGAATTGCGGATGTCGGTGGTATGCATAACAAACATCAGAGGGTAATTCGCGGATCCTCCGTTCTGATTCCGATAATAATGATAATGGCGGGCTATCCGGCCCTTCCAGTGGGGTTAAACTGGCTGTATACCCCTGTTTTTCGTACAATCTTGACTTCGTGCTTGTACTTGCACCTTGTTTAGTTTTCGTGAAACTATATACAACCTGGAGAACGTTTCAACCCTCCGGGAGGTTCAGCATTCAATGTCGTCTCCCACACAAGCCTATGATTCTGCTGACACACAGAACCATGGTAACCAATATGTGGTTCATTCTTAACGTTGTTCAACAGCCATGCTGTAATTCTATCGTCAAACGTTAAATGGTTCGTCCTCACGAAACGGTGGAATTTTCTGGTTTCCACGAACCGATTAACACGGTCACGAAATTCTTCATATTTCGCCCTTCCGTGCGCGACATACTCTAGCAAAGCACCATCAAGTAAATCACCAAAAAGTTCTTCTTCTGTCATGTGTGATACAGGTATACCACAAGACAGCGATTTGATAATGCTAGACTCTGACAATGCACCAAGGCGTCGTTGAAGTTCTGGTATGTACACAGTTTGACGTTTTAGAAAGTCAACCTCACTGACATGATAAAATGGATCATGGTCGCCCTCTTTAGTTGGCGGAGTATACAATATGCCATATTGATCTAACCAATAGGCTTTAATCTGTGCATTGTACCAACTGCATTTATCAGACACAGTACCAATATCATCGTCACCATATGTCATCATATGAACATTATTCCTAAAAGGTGGTGGTGTGCCCCCGTGCGCTTGATAATAAGCACACCGAGAGATGAGACTGTTGGCAGTACTGTTGACATAAGACGTCAAATTTTGTCCACTAGGATTACCTCGTGACATCATCAGAATCGCACCATAATATTGCACACAAAATAACGATAAATCAGCAACCATTGCTCGCATAATTTGCAATTCGTGTGCAGAATATCCTAACGAATCTGCCAGTTCAATATATATACGATACGAGGCTTGGATCACGTTGAGAAATTCCTTCTGATCATAGCCTTTATAATCGCCGGCAACACATCTTTCCTCACCATGATGGGCAACAAAAGACATGAATTCTTCCCATTCTACACCATGGCTATTTATTCCTATGGCACATTCTGATAGTAATGACAATTCTGATAAAAGGCGTACGACAGGTAACCAATATTTACGAATCAGCAGTTTAAAAACTGTGCCATTCCCAAAAAAGACTCTCACTTTATCCTTGCCAAGTTTCACAGGTTCATCCTTAAGGTGAGCCACAAAAACATGATAACATCTACCTCCTTGGGAATATATGTCTTCAGATTTTTTAACATGTTGCCACACAGCAGGACTTATAAAATCTCTATCGCCATCAGAACCCTCAAGATAAAAAGAAGTTTTACCCTTTAACGGAAAACCAGCAGCTGTAGAAACCTTGAGCGCGTCTAAAAAACGAACTCCAGGAACTCCATTAATATTTTCTTTGTCAGTTAAGGGGCGAACACGTCTAACAGTGCCGAAACCCAACCTGCGTAACTCACGCTTAATAGGCAACATATAGTCTAAAACCGCCCAATTTAAAACGTGTGTAGGAGGACCTTTGCTTACTGTTGCAAACTCAGTTAAATTCTTGGAAAAATGGTACCAACTTGGCGGTTTGTCCATGTTAGGTTTACCGTGTTGAATTGGAATGTTGTTATCGTCTAAAAACTCTAATCCATATTTCCTGTATTGAACTTTTGTTCGGTATTTATGCGTACCACCATTAGAACCAAAACAATGAATATTAGATTCAGAGGGTAAATAATTCACAGGATGTTTAGGTGCTATAGTGTCATCTATATGTTGTGAAGAAGCATCAGAAAAATGTGTTGAAAAATCTGTATCGTACACGCCTTCAGCAGGTATGTCAACAGAACTCCAAATGTTTCTAGACATATCTGAAATTGCAGCTTCAACTTGACTTTTGTAAAGAACACCACTACATCCCCTGTTTGTACCAGTGACTCCACCTAAGTGAAAACCAGCAATAAACGAAGGCTTAGTGTCTGAAACCCAAACGCTAGTACACATGCCATTAAAAGTGGTGCCTTTTTCTAAATTATATATGTGTCCCAAAAACTGTGATCCCTCCGGACCAGTATCTTGAGCCCCATAATTTAAATAAGCTGTATCTACCATTATATTGGCGTCTTTATCCCGGCAAATTAACGTAGCTGGTAATGAACGTATCATGTCACACTGTGGAAAATAATTTAACACCTCTTTACGAGGCATACTATTTGCCATATAGTACACACACAAATCGGTGCCGGGAACATGACGCCAAGCTTCTCTTGAATAGAAAATAACTTGAGTGTGGTTGTTGGTAGCAACCCCATCAACATGCGCAGGTTGTGAGATAATAGATATAGTGTTATCACCATGCTTTTCTAATAACTTGAGAAAATGATGTGGAACTATAAAATAATTTTGTCTGACAAAAAAACCATTAACAAATTTTTTACCGGCCACCACTAAAACAACGTTTGACTGAACTTTGTTTTGCAAATCAGTAGGAACATGTGTGTTTGGAAACCCGGCAACACGCGTTAAATGTGGTTTTATCCACACGTTCTTCTTGGTCGAATTAACATCTAACTCTTCCATACTCAATGGTGCAAGATTACCTTGCGGTTTAATTTTCTCCTTGAGTAAAGCCCAAAAGTGTTTAATAATTAAACCAAGAACGTACCCTAAAGCAAAGTTAGCCAAGAATATGTGTCTACCATCCGCTGTGCACCATCTGTAATAACGATTGTACACAGCTCTATATTGAACACTTCTGATGTAAAGGGCTATCCAAGAGACGCCCCACGCTAAGGGAATCGCAACATTTTCATAAACTGGAAAATAATATGCAAGGAGAGGCAAACAGTTTCTAAAATCCGTCAAGGCCGACATAGTGGGCCCCAAACTTGAAATTAAAGACCACCTCGTCATAACACCAGTCCATTTAAGAAACTCGCTGCGTATTTCCTCGACATCAATAAACTGGGGATCTATCTGCTTATGTGGGTATGCTTCAGCCATTTTGTTGCTTAAAAATTCTGGTATAGATTTCATCTGTTTGACCACATTCACCTGTTCTAAGCTATGTTGCTTAGACATGCGAGTGATTATATCCAAGGCAGTCAATATATCAACTGGAATGGCATCACCTGTAATACTATCTGGGCAAATAGGCACTTTAACAATAGTTGCAGTGCCGCCAACAGAATCTGGATTACCTGATTTAACAGTCCACATCCTAATATTCCATATGTCAGGCATCAGTATTTCTTCTTCACTCGCCCCGCATGCACGCAAAGCTTCTTGATGAGCAATAACTTTGTTTTTGTCCAGCATATAATTCTCAGGATTGATATCGGGGTCAATTGCAAATTTTTGCTTGACTTGTAAATTAATCCAAATATTAAACCTACGCAAAATTGATACAGGCTCATTAGAATATACCTTGGCATTTAAGCCGTCAACGTTAGTTGTAACAATGACGGCTTTGGGACATAATGGTATTTTGCCTTTAGAAGATAAATCGGCCATCACAGGATATGCAGGAACATTATTAATATACTCAATAATCTTCTCCAATGGTGATTTCTGTGTAAAATCAGTTTTGGTGTTGCACATGTCATCTAAAATGATGGCCTCAGTTCCATAAGAATAATTGGAAAAAAATTCATCATTGGGATTTGTTACTTTACGCATTTCAGCTCTCGGATCGCCTCCTTGAGCTATAATACTAACAGTAGAAACCATACTCGTAAAAGTAGACTTTCCGACAGAAGAACCACCATGAATCAACACGCCAAAAGGCGCCTTCCTCAACTCACCACATAGCATTAAACGTGTTAATGTTTGCAACATGGAATCTATTTCTTGCCATTTTCTCTGAATTATCACCGCCTCGTGCGTATTAACACGGGACATAGAAGAATACAGCTCTTTATAATAAGAAATAAGACTAGCTGCTTTCTGTCTAAATTCGACGTCATCAACAAAGGGCGTTACTTCCCACGCCATATCTTGAATGGCGGACCATGATGACACTATAGAAACATGTAGTGCAGCCATTTCATAGGCCACATTATCGTCAAACAATAAAGGCCTAAAGGATCTATGCTTAAAACACAAATATCCAATACGTGTAAAATATTGAGCTATTTCTCCTGCCAAATCAAAAATGTCGGTTATAGTAGGTTTAGTTCTCTCTAAAGATTTTAAAAAACCATCGCGAAATAATTTAACCCCACATATGGAAAATTGCAAACCAGCTGTGCGACAGCTTGCAAATGATACGAGCATAGTTAAAAGCCGAAGGGCTAGCTCTGCAGCAGGAGATTTTTGCGCAATCTTGTAAATGTCAAAACTAGAATTGAACATAGAAATAAAATCGTGAAATACACCATCGTCAGATTGCACTGCGAAATTGTTGTTAACTACGTCTCTAAAAAGATTGTTAACGTAAGGAGATAATAAATCAAAACCTAACGCTCTCAATGCATTGTATGTTATAGAGGAAAATTGAAGAAAAGATTTGCTCTCTCTAACGGATATCAAATAACATGTCCATACGTCAATGTTACTAGGATTAGGTCTCATAAGCGTTAAAGAACGCTGACAAGTTGCTAAAACATTAACAAACGTTTCAGTTCCAGAAAATCTAGACACGACCACTCGCTCAAAATAATATCGGCTAAGATAAATGTTGTACATGTCTTCGGAGAAGAAACGACGCATAAACCAACTTGGGCAACACTCTAATAAAATGGCTGCTGAAAATCTATATGCATATGCGAGACACGACAAAGAACAAATGTAAGCATACACTGAAGAATGTGTACGCTGAACTGGAATAAAAAATTGACGAGCAAAAGTTGTTACTTCGCGTATACCAAAATGGGGTGTCATTACAGCCCTATATGATGTGTTAGAGCCTTTTCTTGCCCTACCTTTTGCGTGTAAATTCTTTTTGTCTCGTTTATCTTTTTTAATTTTCCCAAAACTCCTGAAAGAATGTTTTAAGGATCCAAATTTTGGATCTTCGCAAGCCAAGCTTGCATTTTCCTCATTAAGAGTTGAGGAACACTCATAAGAATCAAAAGATTCTTCTTGGCACATTTTAAGATTTATTACGGGGGGGCTCGCTGAGCTTCGCAAAAACTTAATTATCATTAAAATAGGTTCGAAAAGGTAATTATGAACGTAAACCTTTGTCTTTCTACTAAAATGTTTTAGGCCATAAAATTCAAATATAATATCTTTACTCTATTAAATCACATCGCTATCGATCTTATGCTTGCGCTGCGTAGACAAATTCAATAATGTTGTAAAAATTCTAATAATAATATTAATCAAATACGGTACTTTAAATTGGTTCCCAAAATTCAATACTTCTAATCCGGTTAAAGGCTGTGCTAAACCATAAAACTTACATAAAAGCGTAAAAACAAGCGTGCATAAAATTATAATATTAGTTTCAAAAACTTATACTCTCGTAATACTTTTTAAAACATCTCCAATACTTACTAATAAAATAGGTTGGGTAATCAATTAATTGTTTATAGTCTATTTCAAAAAGAAATGTCGGTTTTATCACTTTAATGTCTTGCGACATACAATGGAAAATATTTATACTGCCAAATTAGGCGTCGATTTACTTGGGTAGTTAAAACCGCCTGAAAGATAGATAATAAATATTATAAAACAAAATGTTTAAAGAAGTAACATAATGTGGTTACTATAATGCTAGTCCATAGCATAACATGTATTCAATTGTACATGTTATACTCGAGTCTCTTTGACTCCAAGTCCTTACTTACAAAAATACAATTGAAATTATAATAAAACCATGTACATACAGG